CGCGGTTATTTCTAAACCACTCGTTTTCGATAGCTCTTGCTACCTGCAAACCGTAATCTAATGTCTGCTTTTCCTCATTAGGTACCACCTGATCGGGAAACGAGCTAGTATAATTAGTATTAACCATCTATTCTATTATTTTTGAAATAAATCCTTTATTGTTATATTTTTTAAAACCAAGAGGAACGGATTTTAATACACGTTCAGCGGATGGTCTATATCTGTTTTTATTACAAGCCATAATCGCTAGCCCAGAGCTAATAGTAGCATCGTGTTTCGTACGATTATTTATATTAAATGTTGCCCAATCTTCAAGCGTTTTTTGTAAATACATATCGCCGTATGCGCCATCCGATAATTCTCCTACATAATTTTCTATGTAACTTTCAATTGCAGCCGCGTGCGCTTGCTTAATATCCTCAGATGAATTAGGTATTCCGCCTATATCTTTTTCTGTAACAGATAGCTTGTTCCAGAGCTTATCTGGTCTATTTATTGAAAACCCTCTATAACCTCTTCGCTTTAAATAATAAAGTAATCGAGGCTTATTGTTTTCTACAAGTATTGGCATTCCATAAAATACACACGCCATTAATACATCTTCAAAAAATATTTCAGCTGTTTGGGGCCTAGCAATATATTCTAAAAAAAACATATTAGGCGGCGCATCCTCCATGCTAAACTTAGTTAGCCCGTGCAACGCACCTTTAGATCCTCGCTTATCAACTGTACCTGATATGTCATATGAGTCACATCCAAAAGCGCCAATATGCTCATTACCAGGATATTTAACCCCATTCTTATTTATTACACAGTTTTGTAGCTTTTTCGGTGGAACCCAAGATATTTTAAACCTACCGCTTTTATTTGGTGTAAAAATAACTTCACCGTCTTGCTTACCATTTAACCATTGAAAGCTACCCTGTGTTACTTTCATATGATTAGAAACTTCTTCGTTATAATCTATTTGTTGATATATTCGTGTAAGATTAAATAAAGATTCTTTTGCTTCATCGCGAAAGGCGTGCTGCTCCGTTCTTGGAAACTGCCGGTAATATTCATTTAAACCGTCTTGATCTTGTTTTAAGCCGTCTACTTCATTTTGCCAGTGCTCAATGACTCCTTGTTCAATAAGTTCGCCATATGGTCCTTCAACCGGTTCTGCTGGCGTATCAAAGACAGGGTGTCCATAAGCATTAATGAATCCTTCGTAATTCCACTCCATAGGTATAAACAAAGAATATAATCCTGAGCTAGTCTGTCCATTGCGGTTTCTTTTTGTAACGTCTGAGTCATAATATAACTTTTTAAAGTTTTTACCGCCTTTATCTAATGCGTTTGATGTTGATCCCATCATACATTTTCCAACAATACGAGAACCTAATCTTAATGTTGTTTTCGTTACACGCCAGTTGTTTAATATGTTATCAGGCCTTTCCCATTTACCTGATTCATCGTGTACAAGCAATTTTAATTTTTCACCATCATAACTATTGTCACCTGTATTTTTCCAGTCAATAGTTGTGTCAAGACCCTCAAGCTCTTCAGGATTTTCACCTTGATCAAGCTTTCTTCGTGTTAGCTTTGAAGCTGGCACCCTATATGCTAACTCTGTTTTTGGACGGTCCATACCGTCTTGTATTGGTTTAAAAAAGAAAGGGTAGTTAACTGATATTGGTACTACCTTATCTGTAAACATTTTTTTGGCGTCGCCACCGGACTTAGATAAGATACCGAATCTTGAGTCTGAACTGATTGTTGCCAAGTTAACAGTTTCCCCTGATGCCATGAATGAAAAACCTGACCGTCTGTTTTTAAGGTAGCACATTCCGTAGCATCTTTGATCTGCTTTGCAAGCTTCCCAGAATATAAAGAATAATCTGTTTGATTCCCTAAAATCTGCTGCCCCAACATCAATCTTGGACCACTGCAAGTACATATAATGAGTACCAGTGATGTAAGTAGCCAAGCCTTTATTATGGAACCAAAATCCTTCATCACGGCGTTTAAATTCTTCATCTATATAATCATAGTATTTTTCTTTGAAGTATTCGGGCTTTTGATTCCACTCAAATACGCTTTTTATTTTGCTAAGCTCTTGTGGATAATCAAGCCTACTCCATTTGTTAGACTTAAATTTATAGGCATTGTTTTCTTTAGGTAAAGCTATATGCAAATTTTGTATGCTATACACTTCGCCTATCTCGCCTGTTTTACTGATAACTACAACATCGGATTCTTTATCATATCCGTATTTCCATTGCTTATATCTGTTTTTTTTCTTAAGCACTTTGGGATCTATATGATCCGAGACTATATTAAATAAACTTTGCTCGTACATTACTTAGATCTTCCTTCGGCAAAGCCTTTAAAAGTTTTAGCTTTGCTTTCTGTATTAGCGCCTTCTAGCATATTACGTTCTTCTTCAATTCTATTTAGAATTTCAAACGCATCAAAGATTGCAAGCTTTTTTGTAGCTGCGGCGTTTTTAAGCCTATCAGCAGAAACATCATCTTCTGTATTTGTAATGATTTTTTCTTCTGCAACTTTTATAAGCTCCTTAACTGCTTTCTGCCCAGCTAGGATTATATTCTTCTTCGTTTCCTTTGAATTCATGCTTAATAGCTATATCATTTGATTTCATACAATAAAGACGTTCATCGTCTATAATAAATTCCCATTCGCTCTTGGGTGTAAACCCTACTAAGTCCCCTGGGTTAATTTGAGCAGCTTTTAACGCATCATTGCCGTACTTTAATATACCAATATGCTTTTGTTCTTTTTCAGTTGAATATGAGCTTGTTTCTTTAATAGGCTTTACAAAGCATCTATTATTGATCATAACCCAATCATTATTTTTTTTGTATCCATAAACTTGATCTATGTTTACAAAATACATATCATCTTTAAAATACGTGCTTCCGTTTTTTTCTACACCTTTCATATCATACCATCTTCTAAAGATGTTATGGTGTATAAGAATAGTATCCCCTGGCTTTATATTAGTTTTAAAAGCAGCCGGAGTCGCAATCACGATTGCTTCTTTATTTATGTGACGAAAGCTTTCTATACTAGTATTTAGTAACAGGCTACCGTCACCCAGCTTTTTTACATTATTATATCTTTGGCCGTTTGGTTTTACTATAAATTGGTATAAGGCTTTCATTAATATTCTAAATCATATTCAACGGAGATGGCCATGTTAGAATTAAATTTCTTCCATGGCAATACCTCGTTGCTTTTCTTTATGAATATATTATAAGAAGAATCGCTGGCGTCAAAAAGTATAGAGTTTATTTCGTGCCCTCCATATACTTGTTGCCCTACAGAATAATGCATTGCATCATTTTTGTAGTCTGCGCCAATACTAATCTTTCTTATCAGCTTCATCTTTTTCTATTTCAGTATACTCGCCTGTTTCTAAATTAATATTTACAGAACCGTACTCCTCTTCTAAAGAATTTTTTGCTTCTTCTATTTCCTTATTCACGCCCGCTAGCTCATGCAGTAGCGCATGCTTGTTAGCTTCTAATGTTCCAATATTTGAAACTGTAGTGTTTAATTTAGCTTGTAGCTCTTGCAATTGTTTTAATTGCTCATCTGTAATTTTACTCATTTGATTTAATTTAATTGATTATTAATAGTTTACCTACTTATTATTACCCGATTTTTTATTTTTTTCCCACGTCCTTCCTACAAAGTAAGCACCGTATACGGTAATTAACAATGATTGGAATATAGGGACGTAAGCTTCGTCAACTTGAAACCCACCAATATTACCATCAAAAAAAGATAAGATAGTGAATATAACGGTTAGGTAAATTAAAACAAGCGGGCGAATATTTTTTGAAAGGAAGGAGTCAGATTGCATGTCCAACTCCCACCTTTTTGTTACTTGGTCTTGAGCATCTTTATCAGCCTGCTCTAACAACTCTTCAATTTTATGTTTAGCCGCAAGCCTTTCTTCATCTGTAGTTGTTAAGTCATCTATAACTTTACCAACGTCTTTAATGAGACCACCGGTTATTAATTGAAGAAGTTTTTTCATTTATTAATTTCTTGGTAAATACGGATTAGTTCCTTTTAATACAAATTCACCTCTTCCTTGCGAAGAAATGTTTTCTAAAGATTGACGGCTGCTAAAACTTGTACCTTGTTTTCTTTTCCTTTTTTTAGTCGCTTTAGACGCTTCGCCGCTTGCTCCTCGCGTATATGCTCTAAATTCTTTAATACTACCTGGGGCTGAGGGATCGCGCATTACTCTCATTTCACTGCCGCCCTGCACGAATGTAGCTTTTGAGCCTGGTGCCATTTTAGGGGCTTCAGTTGAAAGCGTTTGTCTTGTTTGGTATCCACCAAGTTGTTGAGCCGTTGGCTTTGCTAAACCTTTCTTTTTAATAGTCATAGGCTGAGTAGCAGCATAATTCATTTCGCTTCTAAGCTTTACATCTTCAGCAGAAACTCCTTTAGCATAATCTTCAGATATAAAAGGTTTATTAGGCGTAGCTCCTGTGCCAAATTGCTTTTCAAATTTTTCGTATTGAGGTCTAACAGGATCAAATATTTGCATAATTTGTGCATCACCTCTAGATATTTTTTGATCAGTACCTGAATATGCTGTATTTTGCATATTTTTTTCAACCTGGCGCTCCCCGTAGCTTTTAGATTGCACCTTTGGTTTAGCGCCCGGCAATGTCGTTGTTGAATCTTCGTATAAACCGCCTTTCATTTTATCAATAGCACCTTCTGCTAAAGTTTTTTTAGCTTGCTCAGCTGAGGCTTCTAACTTTAAACGCTGGTCTTTGGTTAAGTCAGGTTTATTTAAAGGTGACATAGACAATGGAGACTGGTCCTTCATATAAATGCCAGAGTCCTTCATTGCTATTGAGGATTTACTTTGATTTTTCATTTCTGGCTTTAATTGGCCAACTTTGTTGTAGGGTGATTTATATCCCATTGTTTTAGTTTTTAGATTTATTATATGCTTCTCTTTCCCATGCAAGCATAGGTGAGCCTTCTTTCATTTTAGCTCTTGAATATTTTTTTCCTTTCCAATATACATATTTGTCATCATAATCAAGGTCACCACGGCGCATTTGATTTATATGTACTTGTTCGTGTTTAATTACTTCTTTTGCTTGACAGGGCGGAAGATTTTCATCTATAATAATTGTGCCATTACGATTAGCTTTACCTAATATTCCATCTTGCATATTTACTGAATATACAGGGGTTGGGTCCATTTTGTATGGAGGGTTATTAAGTTTAAAAGCCATTATTTATTTTGTTTTCCGTATGGTACAACTTTATTAAGATAGGCTTGCCGTTCTTTACAGCCGCATCCGCCGGGTATATTTAACCCCTCAGCAAATTGCTGTGCAAATTTATCTAAGCCTGTAGCTTTTGTAGCCCGGGCTATTGTATCGCCAAGTCCTCTATCTTTCATATTACGAATGTCTACTGCAGCACCATCTTCTTCGTGCTGCTCTTCCTCTTTCTGATTTCCAGCTTTTAGAGCGTGAACAAAATGCTTTTTGACGCTTATAGGCTTTTGTACCTACTTTAACATCGCATTTAGTTACAGCTGTTTTAAGCTTACTGCCCGGGTTGTCTTTACGGTATTTTGCAACGCCTTTTTTAGACATACCACCGCCAGCAGCCGCACCTTCTTTTCTTCCTGACTTTACTTCGTTGTAATAGCCTTTAGATTTCTTCCTGGACGGAGCATCACCTTTTTTCGCAAATGGCGAACTGTGCTGAACGTACATAATTATCCTTTTGCTCTTTGCGTAATAGGCCCTTGCAATTCATAAGACTTGCATGGGTATTTTTTAATTTGCATACCGTTAGCACCTGAGCTACTACCTTTTCCCATAGGAAAGCCGCTAGTATCTAATGGGCCGTCCCAAATATAAGACTCACCTACTGTTCCTTGTAGTGATGGTGCTTTGATTATTTTTTTGCTTCTATCGTCCATAATTATTTATTTATTTTTTATATCCTTCTACGCGAGCTTTAATTACATCTGCCCGCGTTATTTTTCCGTCGCCTGTTTGGTCTTTAAACATTAAAGGCCCCATATTCTTACGTTGACGCACCATAAACGGTGAAGCCATAAGATTACCAAGCTGCTCAGAGACCGCGACTGCCTGCCCAGCTGCCGGTGGAATTTGAGGCTGCGCAGCTCCTATCATTGCTCCTGACATACTAACACCTGCTTGCTCGGGCGTGGTTTGATTTGCGCCCATCATTTGAGAAGCTGCCGCTTGCGCTTGAGTTTCAGATGGCGCGACTTCTGCTGGCTGTGCAGCTCCTGCTGTAGTCCCACTGCCTTCTAAAGCCTGCAGTCTTGATTCTATAGTATTAATTCGCTGCCCCATATTTGTTGCGCCTGCTGTTTGCACAACAGACGGAGCTGTTGCAGCACCTGCACCCGCAGATGTTGCAGATGCTTGGCTAGCCTGATATTTATTTAAAAATTTTTGTGCAACATTTCCAAACGCGCCATTCCGACCAGCCATTCCTTCAAGTTTAGCGACTTGGGCTTCGCTTAGATTACCCTTTGCAGCTCCTCCAAACATAGCGGCTAGATTAATTTGCGCTGGTGATTTACCATTATAAGGCATATTATTATTCTTTATCGTTATTTATTCTTTTAATTGCTACTTGAAGCATCCTATCTACGTACGCTTTACTTTTAATTACATTTTGCGTAGCACCTGTTGGAATATCTTCTTCCCCGGCAAGTATTCTATACATTCGCGTTAATAACTGTGTTGTTTTTAACGATACTTTGTACAAACTTCCTTGCCTTAGCTTTTTATTGCCATGACGCCAAACAACAATCCAGCCTTCTTGCAATAATCTAGAAAACCGATTATTATCCCAGCTGTATGCGTATGTGTCCATTTTAAAATCTGTTTTGCTAAAAAATCCTTGACAATCTAAGAATATTAAAAGCTCCAGATCTGCATCTTTAATACCGTAATTTCTGCACGCCCAACGACGAACTATACGATAATGTTTTAATACTTTTGAATCACGCAAATCTGAAGCCTTTATTTGTCTCATAATATAACGACTACATCTGCTGCTTTAATTACGTGATATACTTTATTATCCAATTCAATGGAATGACCGGCGTGCTTATCGTAATAGATAGCATCGCCAGCCTTTATTCCCATTATATCGGCGCCCGCTGATATTACGCTTGCTTTAGCGTATCTTATATCTTCACGGGCATTTTCTGCAATTAGCAAACCGTTTTCGGTTTTTTGTACTCCTTGCTTTTCTTTTTCTACTATTAAATAATATCCGATTGCTTTCATAATTGTTCAATTCTAACATTGTTAATTACACAATCAGTTGATATAATAGTTGTGGCTACTGAAGCCGCGTTCCGAAGAGCGCTTTTAGTAACAAGCAATGGATCTATGATACCAGATTTTATCATATTCACCATACTCCCTGTAACAACATTTAGCCCTTTGCCTTTGATTTTAGGCTCTTCAAATTCTTCAATACCTGCATTATTCAGTATTGTATAAAAAGGTGCTTTAATTGATTCTAAAAGAACCTCTTCACCTTTGCCGCTCGCTTTAATTTTTTGAGCAGCATTTAAAAGGGCTATTCCACCGCCTGGTACTATACCTTCTTTTATCGCGGCTTTGGTAGCACATATCGCGTCCTCAACTCGGTCGCGCTTTTCTTTTAATTCAACTTCTGAATTAGCACCGACTTTTACAACGGCTACTTTTGCAGAAAGTCTTCCAAGCCGTTTTTCATACCTTGTAATATAACCTGGCATCATTGGCTTTTCTAACTCTTCTTGTATTGATTTAATTTTTTCTTCAACTTCTTCTGTCCTACCTTCTATTTGTAAAACAGTTTCTTCGTTGTTCGTTACTGCTTTTACACACGTACCTAACATTTCAATATCTATTAGGTCCATATCATCACCAAGATCTTCGTTTATAATCTTAGCGCCTGTGAGCATTGAAAGGTCCTCCATTACTTCTTTTCTTGTAATACCATATGTTGGAAGATCAATAACATTTACTTTTATGTTACCTTTCATTTTATTCATTGCAAGCGTATTCAATACTTGTGGTTCAACGTTTGCAATAATTAAAAGTGATTTGTTATGTTTTATAACATGCTCCAGCACTGATTGCACCCTGCGAATATTCGGTATAGTTGATTCCGAAATAAGTACATATGGGTTTTCAAGCTCCGCCGCACCCGTGTTTTGATTTGTTATAAAGTGGTTGGACTTCAATGGCTGCTCGTATTGCACACCATCTACAACCTCTATACTTGTTTCGGGTTGATCCGTTTCTTGCATTATAACAACGCCTGTGTTGCCCACAGACTTAAATGCATCACTTATAAGCTTACCAAGCTCTTTATCATTGTTAGCAGATATGGTTGCAACTTGATCAATCATATCACCGTTAACCGGTATTGCTGCTTTTTCCAAATACGATACAACTTTTTCAACCCCTGTAGCTATACCTTCTTTTAAGGTTCTAGAGCTATCAGTTTCTAATGCTTTATATGCATTTTTTAAAATTGAATGCGCAAGTACTGTTGCAGTGGTTGTACCATCGCCTGCTTCCTTTACAGTTTTCCGTGCTGCATCTTTTAAAAGTGTTGCACCCATATTTTCAACAGGGTCACGTAAAAAGATATTATTAGCTACGGTTACACCGTCTTTTGTAATTACTGGATTACCTTTATCGTTTTCCAGTATAACACTAAGACCGCTAGCCCCTAATGTAGAGCTAACGGCTTTAGTTAGTTTTTCTATTCCGCTATAAACTTTTTTTCGGGCATCCGATCCAAAGTTTAGATTCTTAACGATTGCGTCAGACATATTAAATTTAATTAGATTATATTATTGTTTGGTTTATTTGTCAAACGTTTTTACAACTACAGGCCCGTTTGCAAAAGCCAGCTTCTTTTTATAATGTTCAATTGAAGAATCAATTGCGGCTTCTGCCCCTTTTATGGTTTCGCGCCTTGTGGTATCAACCCATTTGCCGTCTTTGTTATATTCGGCCTGGTAATATCCATTTGGCAGTTGTACTATTCGCCAGTTAGCTTTATCGGAGACGTGCTCCCAAAGTTTTCTGGTTTCATCGGATACGCTTCCATCGCCTTGCGATGTCCACGTTTGGTGATAAAAATAAGTCATTTTGGTTTTGGTTTTTATGTTATTAATTGGTTGCCCTAACCCGGGCAGGGTATATGTTATATATTACTGGTTTTTACCGTTTTTTACCTTATGCTTCTAATGCTTCTATCCTATTTGTAAGCTCTTTTATTGCTTGTACCAATATAGGTACTAACTTTCCATAGCTCATTTCTAGTTTTTCAGGGTTTTCAGCATAAACAAGTCTTAATATATCGTTATCTACTGATTGAACATCTTGAGCTATAAACCCAAAGTCCTTTCTGCCTTTATTAGCATTCTCTACCTCTACTTGAGTTTCATTACCATCATCATCAATTTCAATTGCATATTCCGGTCTTTGATTCCAAGTAAATTGTTTTGGTGATAATGAATTTATAAAGTCTAATCCATAATCCAATGGCTTAATATCCGTTTTATCACGCTCATCAGATAATGATGTGATTGTAGTTACAGCACATCTTAATACGCTAATACTGCTATTGCCCAATGTGATTTCATTGCTTGTAGTCGCTGCACTAGCAGAAGACTGATGTCCAATTACAATATTATTTTGGCCTGTTGTTATGTTATTTCCAGCTTGGTAGCCTAAACCAACATTTTGTCGACCAGTACCGTTTGTAACATCACTTAGAGCTTGTCCTCCAACAGCTGTATTGAAAGCGCCCGTTGTATTAGCTTGCAACGCTCTTGAACCAATTGCAACAGTCCATCCAGCAGCATTATTTTGCCCTGCTTGATTTCCAACTAATACCGCGTCGGTGCCGCCTGTTCCCCCGCTAAGCGCTTCCGAGCCAATAACTACAGCCTTATTCATATTAGTAGTTAATCTTGCCGCGTCTGTTCCAATTACTGTGTTGCTAAAATTGGCTGTATGAGCACTAAGCGCGTTTCTTCCAATAGCAATATTGTTATTTCCATTTGTATTACTTTGCTGGGCAAAGTAGCCAATGGCAATGTTTGTTTGTGTATTAGTTGCCGCCGGTAATGCGGATGCGCCTATTGCAATGTTAAAGCTTCCGTTTGAAATTGAGCTTCCAGCCCTGGACCCAATTGCGACGTTATTATTACCACCAACAATCGCTGTAAGAGCGGTATAACCTACCGCCGTGTTGTTACTTGCTGCTACTGCCGCACTCATAACATTTGTCCCAACAGCTGTATTTGCACTACCAACTAAATTGTTATAATTAGAGCCTTCACCTAAAATTGTATTATTATTTTTTTGGGCAATTTGTATTTCATTTCTAAACCTTGCTTTAGGATCACAATGAAATCCTACAGATGGGTATACTGTACCAATACCAACACGTTTATTAATATAATCAACCGTTAAAGTTGCGTCATTTATCCAAACATCATCATTAGTATTATAAACGAGCGTATTACCACCTAACGGCCAAGTTTCATCAATAGTAATGGTAGCATCGGAATTACCCGCGTTTACAGTAACTACATCTCCCGCAACATAGTCAGCCCCATCTCTGATTGGTGCTATAGAATAAGTAGCAATTGAGTCACCTGCCCCTAACGTGAGTATATTAATTTCAAGGCCCGCGCCACTTCCCCCCGTTGTAGGGACATTGTTAGCAACAGCATAACCAGAGCCTGGCGTCGTAAGGGTTGAATTTCTAACACGCCCGGACTCAATATCGGTATCTAAAAGATCATCTAATGTATGAGGCGTTTCAATTACATTACCGCTTGCGTCAACCGCTAGGTTTTTTGCAACTGTGCCTGTATGTGTGCCTATGCCGTATTCATTTAGCTGAACCGCTCCTGTAGCTTCTGTAAATGTAATAGAACTTGATTCAATTGTATTGCCCGTTGATCCAACCCATATTTTACCAGGGGTTAGGTTTGGTATATCATTTGTTCTAAGTATAGATGATACTACAAAAGTACCGTCGTTAGCTGTGCTTACTCTACCAACTTTACCCATGTTTTGAATAAGGTTACTTCCAGTTGGTTTTGTTAAAGTAAGTGCAGCCCCGGTTGTACCACTGGCTTTTACGTATATAACGTCATTTGCTAATGGTGTTTGCCCGTCTATTGGGTCGGTAGGCAAATTTCTAAGTTTACCCGTAACCACTGCAAACCCCTCTTCATTAATTCCTAAGTCTTGTTTCAATAAACCAAGCGCTGGCATTTTAGCAGCATTAGAAGCATCTGCTAATTTTACTTCTAGCCTGCCTGACGTGCCTACAGATCCCGATATATATACAGGGTCACCTTTTGTAAGACCAGATCCCTGCAAGTTTTTAACAGGTACTTCTACAACTTCTGCAGATCCTACAGCTATACCAGCCAAGTCTATATATCTTAGTTCTGATGAAGCGTTTGATACTAAAATTTGATCAGCCGCGCCAAAAGCGTTATCTTTGTCTTTTATAGGCCCATTTAAATATAATGTACCATATTGAGTAATTAAATCCGCACTACCGTTTCCTAAAGTTACATTTCCATTCAATGTAGTATTGCGTGTAACATCTAAGTCCCTGCCTATTGTAATATCTTCATTTACACCTAAAAATCCCTGTACAGTTAGTAATTTATCACCACCTAGAATTGTCTGTTGGGTTATGGCAGAATCAATAACATTATCACCGCCTGGCCCAAACATTGCAATAGTATTTTCTGTGCCGTTAATAAAGTCATTTAATAAATTATCAACTGTAATATGTATATTCTGATTTCCGTCATAGCCTACCAAAAACATTGTTGCTGTATGGTCGGTACGTAAATTAAACTGTGAAAACTTTATTGCCATCTTTTATGTTCTATTAGTGTAATGCAATGCATCATTATAACCTTCTGTAATCATTGTTGGATATGGGTCGCCTGGAGGCCATGAGCCTTCTTCTGCTATAATCTCAATTGGTGGATCAGCAGTACCTAGCTCGGTAATCATTTCAAGAGAATTGATATTACCGTGGTCGTATAGATCTTGATCTATAATAAGCGCATTTATATTATGAATTGCCATCTTATCTTGAATACGTATTTATAGGCATACGAACTAAGTTGGTGGCTGTAGTGCCTGTAGCATATACTTTGCGTACTTGCACTGGTACAAATTGTCCGTTATTCATGTTGTAAAACGTAATATCGTTTCCTGCGCGTGTTTCAACTTTTACGTGTCCACCTACGCCTATATATAGTACGCTTATTTTTCCAAAATCGTCTGTATCGCTTGGCGTTACCTCAAACGCATCAGTTGCTTGTATCAGTGCTTGACTCATTTTGTAATTGTATTAATTGTTCTTCTAAAGTATCGATACGCGCTGTGAGCGCATCAATTTTATTTTTTTGATCTTCTATCTGTGTAACTCTACCGTATTTATCAACAGTAACGCTCGCAAAGTCATATCTACCAATTCTAACTGGCACCCTTGCTGGGCGAATACTTACTTCGCTTCCATCTTGAGATACGTTAGTCAACAGCACAGTTTCATCCAAAGATATAACATTGTTAACAGTTCCCCCGACTTTTCCAAGATATTCAATAGTTAAGTCGGATCCGGCCATACTGGTCGTAATACCATTGCCACCTTTAATATTTATTGTGCCTTGATTGGTAATAGTTTTACCTATACCATTTTGATCTGCAATAGTTACTTTAGTTACAGTACCTGTATTATTTGTAAATGGTAATTTATCAATACCAATTTTCTTAACTTCATTTGTAGCTTTGTTTTCTACAAAGAAATTTATATTACTTTTGTTAGCTTTATAAATACTAGCTGCATCTATAATATTACGTGGGCCTGAGTATTTTAAGTTAATTAGCGCATTCCTTTCCGATGTTACAACAGATACAGGTCCCGCTCCATTTACAGATAATATAGCGTCTTCAATACTTGGCCCATCAATTGATAGCGTATTGTTGTTCCAGGCTAATGTATATCCATTATCCGAATTACTAACAGCAAAGTTATTCAACGTGTTTATTGAATCTCTAACAAGGGAAGCAATACTACCTACAGACATTTTCTTAGATCTGCCCGAAGGGCTCGATCCAATTACAAAATCCCCTGGCTGTGCTGCCGATGATGGAAAATTAGTTATTTTAGCCATTCTTTTCGTTTTTTGTACCGTTTCTGCGTGGATTCATACCACCTCTGTTTCTATGCGCTGTAACAAATGTCCCCGTGTAGTGATCGTAGTCCTTGCCTTTGATATTTTTACCTGCTTTTTTAGCAGCACGACGTTTCTTTTGGCTATCAGCACGTTTTTTCTTGCGGTCTGCATTATTTGCGTACCGTAAATCTCTTTCTGCTTTTGCTTTAGCGGCCTTCGGAGACAATTTTTGCTTACCCACTTTAAATTTTTTATATAATATAGTATTTTACACACTTTTTACCGTTCTTACACCCCTAGAAGTGACAATAGCCTACTACTATATATACCTTAACAGGCTACCGTCGCATATTTTGCGTACCAAATAAATTAAGGGGTGCCTTTTTATTTTTTGTTGCTAGATTTTTAGAGGTTTGGGGTTATATACAAATTTTTTACTACACCGTTGCTACGGAAAATCGTTTTTTTTTCGCGGGCCCCCGTGTTTTTCTGGGATCCTGGGCGTGGTTTCGGCGCTTCTGGTGCGTTTCCCCGGGATTTCCTGGTATTTTCCAGGGATCCTGCTACTGGCGCAGCGCGGTTTGCAGCAGCGTAGCGCAGCGTAGCGTAT